CCTAGCTAAACGTTTAGGAACAAACGACTATACGGTGCGATATGATTTGACCGCGCCGCAATGATGCCAATGCGGGAAAGGAAATATGGCAGGTTTGACAACGACCCAACTGGCACAGGAATTAACTCTGTCAAAGGGCCGTATCAGCCAGATGGTGAAGGCGGGAACCTTGAACGGATGCTTCACCGGAGAAGGGCGGCAGCGGCGGTTCGATCTGGCAAAGGCAGCTGCTGCCATTGGCCGCAAGCTGGATCCTGGTCAGATGCTCGGGAACGGGGCGAAGACGCAGGTAGCTGCGAAAAAAGTTCTGGCCGAAACGTCGGTTCAGGATCTCGATGGCGAAGAAAAAAGGCGGTCTGTAGGCGGCGCCACAAAATTGAGCGATGACGATCCGTCACGTTATGAGATGGCGCGGACCCAAAGGGCGGAAGAACTGGCGCGGCGGGAGCGTCGCAATAACCTGCTTGATGAAGGTTTGTTTGTCCTGGCCTCGGAAGTGGAGACACAGGTGCGCAGACAGATTGGTCAGGAGATCGCGGCCTTTGAAACCTCGGTCATTCGGGATGGAGCTCGCAACATCGCGGATCAACTTGGTGTCGATTACAAAAAAGCCCGTCAGATCCTGCGGATGGTTTGGCGAGAGTACCGGTCTGGTCGCAAAGACGTGAAGGCAGAAGAAGCAAAAATGGCAACACTGTCTGACGCTGAAAACGAGATGAACTGCTGATGGGTTTTCTGACATCTGCGGAAAGGCTGGTTGCAGGGGCTATCAGCCAGGCGATGGCACCACCGGTCCCGCCGGATATTACCCAATGGTGCACAGACAACATCGAATTCGATGACAGATCGCCATTGCCTGGTCGCTTCAACATTGCGCGATTTCCGTTCCTGAAAGAGATTCACGAGGTCCTGTCGCCCGAACATCATTCCCGTGAAGTCACACTACGCGGTTCGGCCCAGTTTGGCAAAACGGTATCGGTCATTCAGCCGACCCTAGGGAGTTGGCACGAGGCAATGCCGCTGGATTCCCTTGTGGTTCACCCGACGCATAGCGCCGCGACGGAATGGGTGAACAACAAATGGATGCCAATGCGGCGAACAGCGCCAAGCTTGATGCGCATCTTCGGCGACGGGATACGCGCAGGTCAGCGTGATAATACGTTGAACCAAGAAACACTGGACCGGACCGGTTCATTGCGCGTCACATCGTCGGGCTCTCCTTCGGACCTGACCGGTACGACGCGGCGGCTGATCATCCTGGATGACCTGTCGAAATTTGAGACGAGCGAAAAAGGGGATCCCGAGTATCTGGCCGTCAGCCGCGCGGACGGATTTGATGAGGCGAAAATTCTTCGCATCTCTACGGCAATGGTCAAGGGGACCTGCCGGATCAGTGCGGCTTATGATCGAAGTGATCAGCGCCTCTTCCATGTGCCTTGCCCCAGCTGTGGGCAAGAGCAACCTCTGACCTGGGAAAACTTTGTCCAGAACATCGACCCTGAGCGCCTGGCTGCTGCGCATTTCACCTGCGAGTTCTGCAAGGAACCGATACGACATGGCGACAAAGCGAAGATCGTCGGATTGGGACGATGGGTGTCGCATAATCCGCGCGGCGATCACCCGGGTTTTCACCTCTGGCGTGCTTACGTGCCGCAGCGGGACTGGGCGTCGATCGCGACCTATTATGCACAGGTCATGGGCTGGACGCGGATTGAAACAGGATCCAGCCGGAAGGTGGATCACGAGACCGATCCGACTGCGGAACGGGACCTGCGAACCGAGCAGGTTTTCTGGAACGATGTCCTGGGCCTTCCATATGAGCAGGCGACGGATGCGCCGGATTGGACCGAACTGCGCGATCGGACGGAAAAGGCGGAGCCGGGTGACCGGCTGCCGCGTGGCATGCTGCCATCGACCGGGTTCATTTACGCGGCTGGGGTGGATTGTCAGTTGGACCGCACCGAAGTGCATTTCGTTGCGTTCGGGCGGAACCGCCGGCGGTGGACGATTGACTACAAGGTGATCCCCCACTTCATCGGTGACCGGGAATGCCGCGAGCAGTTGAACGCTTATTTGCGCCAGGAGTGGCGCACCCAGTTAGGTCTGCCGGTTGCTCTCGACATCCTCGCAATCGACGGGGGTACGTACACGGATGATGTCTGGAGCTGGGCGAAGACACATCCCTGGTCGCGCGTGATCATTGTTAAGGGGGGCAGCAGCCAGACCGGGCCGCTCATGGCTGCGCAGAAATTTGAACGACGCAAGGACGGGAAGGCCAAGCGGGCGCAAAAGCGTGCGTTCGTTCTGAACGTGTCGCAGTTGAAAGGTGGGTTCTATACCAACCTTCGAAAAGAAGATCCGGCCAAGCGTGGATATGTGCAGTTTGCCCTCGGGCTGGGGGACGAATTTTACCGGATGATTTCATCTGAAACGCGCAAGTTGGTACGGAATTCTTCAGGTGTCACCACCAGCCGGTGGGATCTGGTCGAACCAGCGCGACGCAACGAGGCGCTGGACAACATGAATTACGCCGAGGCCGGGGCAATGCGGAAAGGTTGGCATGCAATGACCGATGGTCAGTGGGATCAACTGGACTTCGAGCGCAGCGCGGCACCGGCGGAAGCGCAAGCCGATCTTTTTGATGGTGATGTGCCAGTCGTCAAAAACGAAACACGCCCGGCGCCACCCAAGCGCCGCAAACTATCAGAGGTTCTGAACGACGATGCCGACTGAAAACGAAATCTTGCTGGAACGCTTGAATGCCGCCGAGACGGCGCTGCACGAACTGCTGCTGGGCGCTGGTGTGGTCAAGGTCGATTACGATGGCCACATGACCGAATTCACGCGGGCCAATGAGACCGGCTTGCGCCGCTATATCGCCGAGTTGAAGCGCAAGACCGGTCAGGTATGCGGTGGCCGGATGTCACGGAGGGTCATTTTTTGAACCGTCAGTCCTATCCGCGCATCCGTCATGGGTCTATCCGGTTCAAGTCCGGTGCGGCGGCGGCCGCTGCCCGCGACGCGGGGCTGTTCGGCACCGCTCCTTATGTGGCCGGGGACAGCAGCGTGGAGACGATGCAGGGATTCAACCCGTCCAACAGCGGTGCCGATTCCGAAGTCCTGAAATCCCGCGACAAGGTTTCAGCGCGCACCCGCGACCTGACGCGGAACAACGGCTGGGCCGCAGGCGCTGTCGCCAAGGAAGTGGACAGCATCATCGGGGGCAACTTCCGCCCATTCCTGAAGCCCGATTGGCGCGTGCTGGGGCTGGACCCGGACTGGGCCAAGGAATTCAAGGATGTGGTGGAAAGTCGCTGGCGGGTCTATGCGGACAACCCGCTGAAATATGCTGACACCACGCGCAGCCAGACGCTGTCGCAACTCTTCGGATCGGCCTATCGCAGTTACACCATCGAGGGCGAAGCTATCGGGTTAGTCAACTGGCGCCCACAGCGCCAGACCAAGACGACCCTGCGGCTGGTCGATCCCGACCTTTTGTGCAACCCGAACAACGCCAGCGACACGCGGGCGCTGCGCGGGGGGATCGCGCTCTCGCGCGACGGGATCGCGATGGCCTATCATTTCCGGCAAGGCCATCCGGATGCTGATTGGTCGGCGCTCGACGGGTTCCGCTGGAAGCGGATCAGGCGCGAGGGGCGCTATGGGCGTCCGCAGGTGATCCATTTCTTCGACAAGATGCGGGACGGTCAGACGCGCGGCATATCGCGCATGGCTCCCATCGTCGAAACACTGCGGATGGAGCATCATTACTCAAAGGTCGAATTGCAGGCGGCGGTCATCAATGCAGTGTTGGCGGCGTTCATCCGGTCCCCGATGGGGCCGGACATGGTGGACGAGATGTTCGGGGAGGGCGACGGCCAGTCCATCCTTGCGATGAACGAAGATCGCAGCTCGTTCTACAAGGACAACGGCGGCGTGAAGATCGGCGGTGCCCGGCTTCAGATGCTTTATCCGAATGACGAGATCGGGATGGTTCAGACCGCGCGGCCTGCCGCCCAGTTCGCAGAATTCGAGGCGGCGGTCCTGCGCCAGATCGCATCAGGTATGGGTATCTCGTACGAGCAACTGGCCAGCGACTGGTCCAAGGTCAACTATTCCAGCGCCCGCGCAGCCATGATCGAGATCTGGCGCGGCTGGACGGCGCGGCGCACCGCCTTCGCCCAAGGGTTCTGCCAGCCGTTCTTCATGGCCTGGATGGAAGAACAGGTGATGGACGGGCATATCGCGTTGCCCGATGGTGCGCCGGAGTTCTACAGCCACTGGTCGGCCTACAGCCGCGCCAAGTGGATCGGGCCAGGCAAAGGTTTTGTCGATCCGGTTAAGGAGGCGCAGGCCGCAGCCCTGCGCGTCGCGCTGGGACTTTCCACGTTGGAGGAAGAGGCGGCGGAACTCACCGGCAGCGACTGGTCGGACAACATGGAGCAGATCAAGCGGGAAATGGCCGACATGCCGGATGGCACGCTGCACCCGATGCAGGAGAGTTTCGCCAAGCTGCTGGGGCACAACGGCGGCCTGCGCGCCGATCAAGAGGACTGACATGACATATCCGAACATCGCCGAGCGTGTGTTTCACACGCCGCTTCTGGCTGCGCCCGCGAAGGCGATATCGTTCCTGCATGGGCTCGGACCGCGCATCACGGGGCAAGCCATCCATGTCGAGGGTGCCGAAGCCAGCGCTCCGGTGCCGCCCTCGCGCGGACCGCAGGCATCGCTGCTGGATGACCGGCTGGGCGAGATGATCCGGTCAGGTCGGGCGGAGTCGTTTCGAGTGATCGACGGCGCTGCGGTCATCCCGATCACCGGCACGTTGATCCATCGCGGTGCCTGGGTCGGAAGCTATTCGGGCGAAACATCCTACGAGGGAATCGCCGCCCAGATCGAAGCGGCGGCATCTGCGCCCGGAGTGCGCGGGATCGCGCTGGAGATCGACAGCCACGGCGGGCAAGTCGCGGGGTGTTTTGAACTAGCCGACCTGATCCGGGAAACGGCGCTGGTCAAGCCGGTGCATGCCTTCATTTGCGACCACGCCTATTCCGCTGCTTATGCACTGGCGTCGCAGGCCAGCAGCATCTCGATCACACGCACGGGCGGGGCCGGGTCCATCGGCGTGATCTGCCTGCATGCTGACTACAGCGGACAGTTGGAGCAGCGCGGCATCAAGGTCACGGTGATATCCGCGGGTGCCCACAAGGCCGACGAAAATCCCTACGCGCCACTGCCCGACGACGTGCGCGCCAATCTGGAAGCGGAAATGGAATACCTGCGCGGGCTGTTCGCAGAAACCGTCGGCGCAGGCCGTGGTGCCGCGCTCACGTCCAAGGCCGCTCTGGAGACCGAGGCGCGCTGCCTGATCGGCGCGCAGGCCGTGGAGGCGGGGCTGGCCGACGAGGTGGCCAATTCGCGCGATTCATTCGAGCGCTTCGTCGCTCAAATCAACGGGCGGTCGGAGGACGCGCCCACCTATTCCGCCAAAACGAAAGGAAGATCGACGATGACAAAGAAACCCGAAGCCACAACGGACGAGGCCGTCGATGACGGGACCAAGGTCGATGCGCCTGCCGCATCCCAGCCCGACGCAACGCCCCCTACCGCTGCCCCTGAAGCCGCAGCACCTGCTGCGCCCGCCCCGAGCGGTGCGGGGGCCAAAGCGGATACCTCCGCTGCGGACGAGCGGGCGCGGATCGCAGCGATCATGACCTGCGATGAGGCGAACGGCCGAGAGGACCTGGCCAAGAGCTTCGCCTTCGGCAGCGACATGGACGCCGAGACAGCCAAAAAGCACCTCGCAGCTGCGCCGAAGGCGGCATCCGCCAATACGCTCAGCGCACATATGGAAGGCGCTGAGAGCACAGACCTCGATGTCGTGGGCGACACTGCCGCCGCGACCGGCAACCCCGTCCGCGAGGCGAATGCCAAGCGCTACAAGACATGACCTGAAGGCGCAGGTCTGCGCCTTCGCACGACCATCAATCCCACACACATAAGGAGATGACCCCATGACTACTTTGTCAGAGGGCAAGACACCCGGCGACTTTCTGCTGTTCGAGGAGAACGGCGCATACAGCCGAGATGAGGCAACCATCGCAGCCGGTGCCGACCTGGAACCCGGCGCCGTTCTTGGCCGGATCACCGCAAGCGGCAAGCTGGTGTCTTCCGTCCGCACGGCGGACGATGGCAGTGAAACGCCCGTCGCAATCCTGATGACGCCCGCAGCAGCGGCTTCTGCGGATGTCACCAATGCCGTT